AGCAGTAAATGAAAGAGAGGCTTGGGATGTGATTGAAGCATTAGATGACGGAGAGTGGATATCACTTCCAGCTTCTTCAGATATTACTTTAGAGAGGGGAGAAGGATGTTAGAAGCTACGATGTTAGCCTTCGGTGCAACGATTACTTGTTTAGCTCAGACTATATATTTTGAAGCGAGGAACCAACCCACAATAGGGCAGGTAGCAGTGGCCTCAGTAGTGATGAACCGTGTCCATGACCCACGTTGGCCTGACACCGTATGCGAGGTTATGAAAGAAGGCCCGACATATAAATGGAAGCAAGACTATCCTGTTAAACATAAATGTCAATTCAGTTTTTATTGTGACGGCTTATCTGATAAACCAAAAGATCAGAGGGCGTGGAATAAAGCTATACAAATTGCAGAAGAAGTGTACTATTCCTACAATTTGTCTATTGATATAGTTGAGGGTGCGACATTTTATCATTCGATAGTTGTTGACCCCGAATGGAATAGGCAGTATATTACAACGATTGAAGATCACATATTTTATAAATAAACAGCGACACAAGAACGGAGACACAAGCAATGACAATATATAATAGCGAATGGGCAATGCCTAATCATAATACCTACGACATAAAACCTATAAATGAATTTATTAATAGGTACATTAAAGAAGGCGATATAGTAATTGACCCCTTTGCCAGAAATAGTACAAAGGGTACTATAACCAACGACTTAAACCCCGACACCTCTGCTATGTATCACGAGAAGGCAGATGTCTTTTTGCAAATGATGAATGACAAAGAGGTACGGGCTGATGTAGTTCTGTATGACCCACCTTATTCACCCCGACAGATAACAGAATGTTATTCTGCCGCTGGTATTAAAGCTACGCAACAAGACACACAGTCCAGTTTCTATACCAAGTTTAAAAATCTTATACCGCCTCTCGTGAAAGAGGGTGGATTGGTACTGTCATTTGGTTGGAACTCTTCTTGTATGGGGAAAAAGTTTGGGGAGTATGAAGAGATACTTCTAGTGGGTCACGGTGGGGCGCACAACGACACTATCTGTGTGGCACAAAGGAAATTTTATGAACAATAAGAAGGGCATATTAATTAAAGAGCAAGTAAATAGATTAATAGAGATTGGGTACTCAAAAGAACATGCCATTAAAATTGTAAAGAATTGGCATAGTCACAACAAGTATGTGCAGGATGATTGATTTAACAGACATAAGATCAGGTGAAACAAAGCGTGGCGATTGCCCTAAGTGCCGTCGTCACAACACCTTCACCCTGAGTAGGGAAGGTAGCACAACTATGTGGAACTGCTACTCTGCATCATGTAATTACCATGGTGTAAAAGTTAATTCAGAAATAACTATCGAAGATTTACAACATAATTTTAAACATCAACGACACAACACAGGAAGGAAGGTAATACATGAGCGAGACAGTATTAACAGTAGGTTGGCTTATTCTCCTATTTGTAGCAATTTTCTAGAAAAGTATTGTATAAACATTAATGAAGTTCCAGTTCTATACGATGCACTAGAGAAGCGGGTAGCTTTTTTAATACAACATAGGGGGGAAACAGTAGATGCAATAGGTAGGGCATTGGATGTATGGCGCAAGCCTAAGTGGAAACGGTATGGTGAAAGAGAAGATGCCATAGTTGTTCCCTTCGATGCCCCACCAAAAACTAATCTAATTATAGTAGAGGATATCATATCTGCATGGAAGGTGGTGACATACTTAGATGATACGGATGCTATGCCCTTGCTTGGCACATCCCTGTCTACTAATAATCTAAATAAGATTTGGAATACATACAACAGTGTGACTATTGCCTTAGACAAAGATGCAACAGACAAAGCTATCAGTATGTCTAGACGCATATTTGTAGGGGTTGACAAGTGTAAGGTTGTTGCGCTAGAACTTGATATAAAAGATATGGCTATAGAGGAAATACAAAAATGCTTGAGTTAGTTAAAGCTCTCTGTAACAGAGACATATATGAACAGATAGGCAAGAACGTACCTGTTACTGCTTTTGAGAAAGAGCCTAAGAAGATAGTAGAGACTATCATATCCGCGCAGGATACGTATGACACTTCAATTAACTTATCTGAATTGGAGAACTTATTCTTTAGTAATAACAACTCCCTCACCAAGGCGCAAGAAGATAGTTATAGGCTTTTGTTTGCCAAGATGAGAGGAGCAGAAGATATATCTATAGAGGTTGCTAAAGACGTAATGCATAATCTATGGAGAATAGAGGTAGGCAGAAGGGTAGCTGAGATAGGCTACGCCCTGACTGAAGGCGAAGAAAAATCCCTAGATAACTTATCTAAATTAATTGATGACTATGCATCTGGTTTTGTAACAGATAGTTCACCGTTTGAGGGGATAGACCTTGATCCACAAAGACTAATCGCGTCCATGAATGTACAAACTAAGTGGGCGTTTAATGTATCTTCCCTTGCAGAGAGAGTATCTGGTGTATCGGCAGGACATTTTGTGGTGGTCGGTTCCAGACCTGAGACAGGTAAGACTTCAAGCCATGCATCGTTTGCTATGGGGCCGTACGGCTGGATAGAGCAAGGGGCAAGGGTACACGTACTATGCAACGAGGAACCCGCTAATAGGGTTGCCTTACGTTACTTGAGTGCAGCCACCAACAAGACAGAAGATCAACTTCTAGACGGTGGTGGTAGTACTATTAATGGTGAGTGGAAAAAGGATAATCTATTTATAGATCGTATAGATGAAGCGTATGGTATTGAGGGAATAGAAGCACACATAAAACAAACTAGACCAGACATACTTGTTATTGATATGTTAGATAAGGTAACACTACCGGATAACAAAGCAGTAATACCTCAACACGAGAAGCTACGTGAGATATACAGACGCACTAGGGATTTAGCTACCCGATACGAATGTTCTATATTCGGGTACTCCCAGTTGTCGGCAGATGCAGAGGGCAGGGTAAATCTTAATCTATCTATGATGGAGAACAGTAAGACAGGTAAGGCGGCAGAGGCTGACTTGATGATACTTATAGGGAAGTATGCTATGATAGAGGGAGCCAGTGAAGATGATCCTCGTAGAGTATTTAATATAGTTAAGAATAAAATTAGTGGATGGCATGGTCAAATTAATGTAATGTTAGATGGAAGGGTTGCTAGATATGACGATTAGATTAGTAGTAGACATAGAGAATAGTGTTACAAGGATAGAGCATAGAGGTGCTATACCTATAATAGATAACAAACCACACAACAAGAACAATGACTTGGTATCTATCGGTATACTTAATGTGGATACGGGGGAAGAGGACTACGTGGCAGTGTATCACAAGGATGTTTCACATGGAACAGACCGCATAGCAGAAGTAAAGAATAAAATACAGGTGGCAGATTTATTGATAGGACACAATATAAAGTATGACCTGCAATGGCTATGGGCATCTGGTATTGAATATACTGGTGATATATATGACACTATGATAGGTGAGTATGTACTAGCTAGAGGGGAGAGAATGTCTGTGTCCCTTGAGGCAAGTTGTGAGAGGCGAGACTTACAGAACAAAAAATCCGACATAACTAAAGAGTATTGGAAAAAAGGGATAGGTTACGAGGCCATGCCTTGGGACATCGTGGAGGAGTATGGCAGGGCAGACATACGTGCAACGAAAGACCTCTATCTGGATCAAATAAAAGAATTAGAAACTACCACTCTAAAGGCAACAGTTGATTTAAGTAACAGTATGTGTATGTGCTTATCCGAGATAGAGTATGGTGGATTATCAATCAATACAGATAAGCTGGACGAAGTTGAATTTAATTATCGCATAGAAAAGAAGCAACTTATACGTAGGTTGCAAGAACTGGTTCACCATTACATGGGTGATACCCCAATAAATCTTAGTAGTCCAGAGCAAATATCTTCTATGATATTCTCGTATGCTCCTAAAGATAAGAAGAACCATGCCACAATATATCAGTTGGATAGACCTTTTAGGCCAAGGATACCTGCATCCAAGTTCAAGGGGCTGGTACGCACTGGATGTAGAAAAGTAAGGAAGACGGTAGCATCACACTGTCATCCCTGTAAAGGAACAGGTAAGCTACATAAAGTAAAAAAGGATGGTACACCTTATGCAAAGGCACACACCTGCAATGGATGTGGTGGTGCAGGTACTAAATATATGGAGACAAGTGAAACAGGTGGCTTAAAAATATTCCCACCTGACTCTACTTGGGCTACGGCAAATGGGTTTAGCACAGATAAAAATAGATTGAGAATTTTAAGTAAGCAACTTAAATCCTTGGACAAAGAAAAGTATTCTGATGCTATTGAGTTCTTGGAAAAGGTGGAGCGTCTTGGTGCAGTAGAGACATACCTATCTGCGTTTGTAGAGGGTATTAAAAAAAGATTAATTGGCAATATGCTTTACGCTGACTTCAATCAGTGCCGTACTTCTACGGGCAGACTATCATCCTCATCTCCTAATATGCAGAATATGCCACGAGGTAATACCTTCCCCGTTAAGGAGGCATTTGTATCTAGATATGGTGAGGGTGGCACACTGCTTGAGTTTGACTTCGCACAACTGGAGTTCAGGGTGGCGGCTTTTCTATCGTCTGATAAAACCGCAATGAAAGAAATAGAAACAGGTTTTGATGTACATAGTTATACTGCTAATTATCTTACTGAGCAGGGGCAACCTACTAGTAGACAGGAAGCTAAAGGAAGAACCTTTGCCCCTTTGTATGGAGCTATGAGTGGTACACCAGCAGAGAAGGCGTATAACACCCACTTCATAGATAAGTACGAGGGAATAAAGAAGTGGCATAAGGAACTACAGACAGAGGCGATAAAGAATAAATGTATTACATTGCCTACAGGTAGACAGTTTATTTTTCCTCATGCCAGGAGAACTAAAACAGGTAGCGCAACGGGTGCTACTAAAATAAAAAACTATCCAGTACAAGCACTAGCCACGGCAGATATTGTTCCGCTTTGTCTTGTTGCCCTAAGAAAGGAGCTAAATAAAAATGAATTAAAGACTAAGATAGTCAACACAGTACACGATAGTGTGTTACTTGACTGTCCTAATGATGAAGTCGATAAGGTGAGAGATTTAGTAGAGGATGTGTTATCTCCTGCATCAACTAAGGAGCGTATCTATATGTATTATAACATAAATATGGATGTACCACTTTTAGTCGAAACAAAAACAGGAGATAATTGGTTAAATATGTCTTGACAAAATAGCCTCTATTAGGTATAACTAAGGGTCTTGTTTAATACAAAAGAAAGGAACACATGAGACATGAATGCAACACAAGAAATGGTAAAGGTTGATGAGTCTGCTCTTTTAGCAGAATTAGCCAAACGATTAGGTGAGGGAGAAGGAGAGTCAAGTTCTGCAAATTCCCTTTCTAGACTACGAATAGAACGTGAGAATATAGAGGACAGTAGTGGGGATATACTATGTCCTTCTGGACACTTCTCTGTTAATACAGATGACGGTAAGGTGTACGCAAAGGAAGTATCCTTTCGTTATTATGAGCATAGGTACAGGTACAAAAGGTACGACGCTTATGCAGAGCGCACAAATAAAAATGGGGAAAGAGTAAAGGTGCATATGTGCATTCTGTATTAGTCAAAGGCCCACGAGATGAGGCTCCCTCTGATGATGGGGGTTTTCAGTGTGGCAGACCCCTAGAGTATATAAAAGATTGGAAGGCATTAAGCAAAGATCGTCAAGAGTTCTTGCGTTCTTGCCGACTAATGATTATATTCTACGGGGAGGCAACCCTTAAAGGCGTAGACGAGGAAGGTAAAAAGAAGGAGATCACTCTGCCTGTGGAGATAGAACTGTCGGGCAAGACTTCTGGAAAGACCCTATCTAGGTTTTTCTTGGATATGGTTTCTAAAAAAAGAATACTTCCCAACTCAAGAATAGTACGTATGAAAAGCAAAAAGGTTTCCGGTGGTGTCACGTACTATGATATAGATGTATCTGTTATAGATGATACCTCTTACCCAATGGATGATCCTACCATTGACCTATTTGCTAAGTTCCATGACCATATTGCCCAGATAAATAAATGGGTTATGGAAAAGCATGTTTCTGGGAACACGTCTAAAGACGACGACGACGACGATTATGTAGATGTTAATCAGGATGCTGCATAATGGATTTGAAGTTGGCAAGAGTTCTTAATTGGCTTCAAAAGAATATGGATGGGGAGGTATCCATGAGTGAGGATACCATCTCCACCGTATGCCAAGATGTTGCGACTGCTTTGCATAAACAGTTTGCCTCTACAACAAATAGAAGAGGATTTAGTGCGAGGCCATCTAATCTGGGTAGGCCATTATGTCAACTTCAAATGGAGAAGAAAGGAGAAAAAGGAGTAGCCTTTTCATATAACTTCATACTACGTATGATGGTAGGGGATATAGTGGAGGCGGTCTTAAAAGGCGTAATAAAAGAGGCAGGTTTAGAGGGATATAAATCTTCTCAAAAGCTCACCACTAAGTTAGGAAAACACACAATAACAGGTGAGTCTGATCTATCGTTTGATGATGGTAGAGTTGACGATATAAAATCTACTTCAGACTATGCGTTTAGAAATAAGTTTGTAAGTTGGAATGCTCTAAAGGATAATGATTCCTTTGGTTATGTTACGCAACTTCATGTATATGCATCCGCTACTAATAAACCTGCTGGTGGTATATGGGCAATGAACATAGCGACAGGAGAATTAAATCGTATAGAAAATACCGACACAGAAGAAGAAGCATCTGCTGTTTTAAAAGAAGCAGAAGAAAAAGTAGATGCATTAGTTTCAAATGCACCATTTAAAAGATGTTTTGAAGATGAGCCAGAAACTTTTAATAGAGTTATTACTGGTAATAGGAGACTAGGGATGGAATGTTCTTGGTGCAAATACAGATTTAGTTGTTGGCCTAATCTCCAAGAAAGGGAATCTGTTTTTTCTAAAGCTAAGAGCAAACCTATAGTTGCATACACAGAGCTTAATACTATGGAAGGAGAAGCAGCATGAATGCACAAGAAGAAAACATAAATCCATATGCAGATTTAACAGATGCAGATCTTAATGAACGTATTTTAGAGCTTAATAACGAGCTACGTGAGTTAA